GGGTACGGGTCAACCTATTACGCCGACGGGCGCAAGGTTGCGTTGACCGATCCGCCGATGGACGAACGCGCCGCGGCTGATTTGTTGGGCATTGAATTGGCGCACACGTACGCGCCGGGTGTCATGCGCCTATGCCCCGGCCTGATTGCGTACCCGTCGCGGTTCAACGCGATCGTCGATTTCACGTACAACCTTGGCGTCGGTCGGCTGCAAACGTCAACCTTGCGCCGCAAGATTAACGCACAGGATTGGGACGGAGCCAAGGAACAACTGATGTTGTGGACCCGTGGCGGAGGCAAAGTATTACCCGGACTGGTGCGCCGTCGAGAGGCGGAGGTTGCTTTGATGTGAAATAGGGCCAAAAACCCGTGAGTTTTTGTATATGTAATGTCAGGAGCTAACTCTTTTTAGGAGCATATTATGGAAGGCTTTCGCCCCAACCAAAAAATGAAGTCGGAACTTGCCTGCTACAAGGAGGGCGGCTCCGTCAGCAAGAAGGAATTGATGAAGCGACTTGGTAAGGAAACCAAGGAAGAGAAGACGAAGGACATGGAGCAGGACAAGGGTATTGTCAAAAAGGCCATGGCCCAACACGACAAGCAACAGCATGAGGAAAAGACTGAACTCAAGCTGAAGAAGGGCGGCCGTTCCAAGAAGGATGGCGGCACCGTCAAGCGTTACATGGGCGGCGGCAAAAGCTGCGCCAAGAAGTTCCAGGCGGGTGGCGCTGTGGCCGGCGAGGCGGGTCAAACCCCTCCGATGGTCAGTGGTCCCCACATGGGCATGCCTGCGGGCTATGCCGGCGCCCCTGGTGGCATGGGTGTGGCATCCGCATCCGGCGGCCTGGGCCATGCGGCTCCCATGGGCCCGATGGAGGACGTGTTCCGCGGCCTGCGCGCGGTCGGTCAGTACGCCCGGGGCGGGAAAATCTAATGCCCATCAAGTCCAAGGCCCAACTGGGCGCTATGTACGCGGCCGCCGAAGGCAAGAGCAATATCGGCATCCCTAAAAAGGTTGGCAAGGAATTTGTCAAGGCGGGCCCCGTTTCCAAGAATCTGCCGGAACGCGTCAAAGAAAAGAAGACTGCCGGCCGCGGGAGGTAATTCATGGCCTACTCGGGCACCACCAATCAGACCAAAATAAATGTCGGTCAACTGATTGAATATGCGTTTCGTGAAGCCGGGAAAGCTGCTGAAGAGCAGACCCCGGAGTACATCAACGCGGCCAAACAGGCACTCTTCTATATCCTGATGAACCTCTCCAATCGAGGGGTTAATCTGTGGATGCTTGAGAACCGCTTGTTTGGCACGGTGACCGATCAGACCGTCATTACCCTGCCCCCTGGCACGATTGACGTGCGCGAGTCCAACTGGCGCTACATCATCACGCCTTCGGTCTCGGAGGCTCTGCCGGCGAGCAATCCGGATTCTGGCAATCTGTTTGACCAGGACCTAAATACCTACGCAACCTCCACCCTGGGCGAAAACTTCTTCGGCGCGGGATACACTGGCGGGCAGCGCATCTATCAGGTCGGGTTCAATTCCTATGGTGCTGCCACCTATAACCTCGTCTTTGAGACGAGCGAGGACGGGGTAACCTGGACCGTGCGCAAGACGCTGCCGGAGATTACCCTGGCCGATCGTGAGTGGTATTACTTCCCAATCGATCCGACGCCTGAGTACAACTATTTCAGATTGCGAAATCTGGACGTGCTTAACACGTTCTCGCTGCGGCAACTTTCGTTCTCATACACGCAGCAGGACATTCCGCTGTCGCGCTTGAATCGGGACGATTACTGGAATCTGCCGAACAAGCAATTCCAGAGTCAGCGTTCACTTCAGTTTTGGTTCAACCGTCAGATTGTGCCGGAAATGTATCTGTGGCCGATACCGCAGGATGATTTCCAGGTCTTCCAGTTGATCCTGGAAATGGAACTGCAAGACGTTGGTTCTCTGACCAATGAACTGTATGTGCCCAACCGGTGGATCGCGGCCATTCAGAAAATGCTGTCGCATCAGCTTGCGTTGCAGTTGCCCGGTGTTGACATGGCGCGGATCACGTACTTGGAAGCACAAGCCAATAACTGGTTGGCCCAGGCTGAAGCAGAAGAGCGCGACAAGTCGCCCATCTACTACACGCCGAACATTTCCTACTACACGAGATAATCATGACGACCGCATACGTAATGACCTATGATAGTCTGGTACAGGACATTATTAGGTATTCCGAGCGCGATGACACGTCGTTCGTGGAACAGATCCCGCGCCTTATTTCCATGGCCGAGCAAGAGATTGCCGCCCAGGTCAAGACGCTCTGGGAACTGACCGTCGTCACCACCAACACAATCCCCACTGAGCCAGTCCTCTTGAAGCCGGCGCGGTGGAGAAAAACGGTGTCGATGAAGATCAACGGCGCCCCGATGCTGCTGCGTTCACAAGACTATGTTGCGCAGTACTCCAGTCAATCCGACAACGCGCAGCCGAAGTTTTATAGCGACTACGATTATAACCACTGGCTGATCAGTCCCACCCCGAATGCGGCCTATACGGTCGAGATCATTTACTACAGCCAGATTCAGCCGTTGGACACAACCAACCAACAGAATCTGATCACGCGCGAGGCGCCCCAGGCCATTTTGTTTGGCACGCTTTTGCAGGCTCAGGGTTATTTGAAGAGCCCTGACAAGCTGCAATTGTGGCAGCAGATGTACAGTGCTTCCATGGCTGCACTGAAGGGTGAAGATAACTCCCGCCGCATCGATCGCAACACAGCTACCTTGGAGCCCTAAATGGCGACTTTTGTTTCCCCATTCACTGGGAACGTCATTCAACCGACCGACGTTTCCTATCTGGATCTGGCGGTTGCTTCGGGCAGCACCACACAACTTTCCTGGCCTGCCAATACGGTTTCGGGCGGAGATACTGAGCCCGCCGCCCGAATCATTGACATTACCGGAGACGGAAGTGGAACGATTATCCTGCCTCCTGCCTCGCAGGGTTCCGTTGGCTCTGACATTCTGTTTAACAACCTATCGGTCGGCGCCGTTACGATTGAACTATTCGATCAGCCCGTAGCCTCGACGACTATTGCGTCGGGCGAGTCGTGGTACTTCTACCTTGTGGATGATGACGACACAAACGTAAATGCTTGGCACACGTTTGCGTTTGGTGCCTCCACGGTTAATGCAGACGCATTGTCTCTGGCCGGCTACGGGTTGCAAGCACAAGAAGGCAAGCTGAACACCTCTACACTCGTTAACGAGTTGTACACCGACTATCAGCTTGTTTCGACCGACCGCTCCAGGGCATATGTCTGGAAGGCAGGCCTGGGTGAGGTTTACTTACCGATTGAGCCCCCGACGGCCGGTTGGTACGTCATGCTTCGTAATGAAGGCGAAGGTCAGGTCACGGTGTACGCACCGTACCTGAAGACCATCAACGGATTTGCGACGCAAGTATTCTTCCCGACTGATTCGGCCATCATCACATACGATGTAAACACCGGCAACTATTACACGATCGGCCTGCCGCGGACCACATTGGTTCCATACAGTTCCGCTATCTACGACGTGGATAGCCTACCTGGAAACACGCTGAACCTTGTGAATGCTGCGGTCACGATCCAGACCTATGTGGCGAACACGGGCAGCCGCACGCAGTCCCTTGACGTGACGCTGCCGGCGATCACGCAGATTTATGTGATCACCAACCAGACCAACCAAGTAGGTTATTCGGTGACCTTCAATGTGGTTGGTAGTCCTGATGCGCCGGTCATTATTAACACCGGCACTGTGGCGATTTTGTTGACCTATGGACTGAAGACTCAAATCCTATACGGTAACAACAACCTTCTGCAAGTTGACGGTGGTAACTTCTAAATGGCCGCGCAGCAAGATCAAAACCTGAACTTCGTCTATACCCTTGGCGTAAAGCCAGGGGTCAAACGCGACGGTACCACCTTTGAATCCCGCGAATTTACCGACGGGGTGTGGTGCCGTTTTCAGCGTGGTGTGCCGAAGAAAATAGGCGGATACTTGCAGATGTACCGCGATTCATACGGCATTGGCCGCGGGATGATTGCCACCAGTTACAACGGCATCAACTATATGTTCATCGGTAATCAGTTCACGCTGAATATCGGTACAAGCCCTACTACACTCGGCATTGGTAACGGCCCATACGCCGCAAACATTTTGGTGGGATACGACGGGCGTACGCTTGTCAGTGTCGCAACTCCGTCCTTTGTTGTGGCCGGCGACCACACAGATGTTTATGTCCCGGGCACCAAGGTCGTTTTTGATCAAACCCCGGGCGAGCCGCAGTACATTGTTCTCAGTTCAAGCTATACCGCACCCAACACAACGGTGACGCTCACAACGGCTATTCCGGGCGCCCCTACAGAGGTGTGGGTGGCGGACTATTACTATCAGCCCAGTGAATTGAATTCTTGGCAGTTCGACATTCAGTTCGACCCGCAAGGCGGCGCGCTGAAATGTTTGGCGCATCCCGGCCTTAACCTTGTCAACATCGACAACGGCATCGCCACCCAGGTCCTGGTGGGCAACGTGCTGCCCGACTCGAACTATTCCTGGACCTTCGAGGGCCTAGCGGATACGGCCGGTGCAAACCCCACAGGCGCGCCAATCGTGGTCGATGGCGGCGTGTGCGTGCTCTACCCGTTCATCTTCGTGTACGGGTCCAACGGATTCATCGCCAACAACAACGTCGATCCAGTCCAAGCAGATCGAAGCGTATTTGACTGGAATGGCCCCCTGGCTAACCGCAACAACATGACGGCAGGCAAGATCGTCAAGGGCATGCCAGTTCGAGGCGGCACAAACTCGCCGTCCGGCCTGTTCTGGGCTACGGACAGCTTGATCCGGGTTTCCTTTACTGGTAACCCCGAGCAGTACTGGAAGTACGATATTATTTCTAGCCAGACTTCAATCCTGTCCTCTAACTCGGTCGTGGAGATGGACGGGGTATATTACTGGATGGGCGTGGATCGATTCTACGCATATAACGGCTCTGTCCAGGTCATGCCCAACGACAAGAATATCAACTGGGTATACGACAACCTGAACTTTAATCAGCGCCAAAAAGTGTGGGCTACAAAGGTGCCCCGGTACAACGAAGTCTGGTTCTTTTATCCCCGCGGTAATGCAACCGAGTGCACGGATGCGATTATCTACAACGTGAAGGATAAGCTGTGGTACGACGCCGGCCAAGCTGAAGGTGCCCGTCGTTCTTGTGGCTACACGACCGAAGTGTTCCCGTCGCCCGTTTGGTGCGGATGGGAGTACAAGGACACGATTATTACTCCTTACTTCTGGACTGATGACGTGGTTGCGCCGTTGTTGCCTCCCGGGCCGAACCAAGTCTATGTACAAGGGGATGCCACTCCAGGCATATTCCCGCGTCGAAATGTGCAGTTCACCGCGGAGTTTGGCGCGCCGTTCTATCGAACTACTGCCGCGACATACTATCCCGACCAGAACGTGACGCTTATCACCTTCTCAGATAACGTACCAATCGGTTTGGTGTTCAATGACCCAGTGTACCCGGTCAGTAACGGTGTCACGGTTTGGCAGCACGAGTGGAGCCTGAACGAGGCTGACGATGATGGTGTGCGTTCCATCTACTCGTCGTTCGACACTTGCGATATTAGTTGGGTGGGCGGCGACCCGTCGCAAGATGCACCGCGCGGTATCAACCGACGCATTCACTTGCGTCGTATCGAACCAGATTTCGTGCAAGCCGGGGACATGACTCTCCAGGTACTGGGTCGGAAATTTGCCCGAGGTGAAGAGCAGGCTTCGGCTGAATTTACTTTCGGACCTGACACCGGCAAGATTGACTTGCGTATTGAAAACCGAGAGTCCCGTCTTCGGTTTGTTTCTAACGTAATGGACGGCAATTACGAAATGGGTCGTGTCCTAGTCACGGCCGAGTTTGGCGACGAGCGTCCGTAATGGCCGATATTCGCCAGTCAATACCGTTCATTCCCCAGGACGCTACTTGGGATAGTTGGAACGGCAACTTGCTGCACTACTTCGGACAGGAACCCCTGCCGATCGTAGATGAAGAGAACTGGCGGATGCTCGCAAACCACATGCTGACCCTGCCGACGTTTCAATCGTATGGCCTACCGGCGCCAGAGGGTTTCATCAACTGGCAGGACTGGGTTTCGGTCATCGTGACTCTGGTTAACGGACCCACACAATAGGGCAAAAATAACCCCCATCCTGCATTAGTGGATATAGAATGGCAACAACACCCATCACCTCGACCACCACTGGCGGATCCACGCAGGGAACGGCCACGTCTATTACGCCCAAGAATCTGCTTGCCGATCTGCTGAAGAACGATCCCAAGATTGGTGAGCGACTTCTAGCCTCGTACAACCAAGCGTTTCAGCAGGGCGAGGCGAGCAGCTACAACGACCCTGGCGAGCAATTTGGGGAATACACGATCAAGGCCACGCCTGGGTATTTCTCTGACCCTGCGGGTGGTGGCGGCGGGGCCCCGGACTATGGGAGCGTCGGCGGTTTTACGCTGTACAAAGAAGAGAAGATGCCCGATGGCAAGCCTCTTCAGACCACGCTGAACTATGACCCCTCTGGCACGTTCCTGGGCGCGGAAGTTCGCCAGTTCACGGGCGGCGATAGCGGCGCCTTGTTTAACCTGGATGCAAACGGTCAGTTGGTGGGTC